ATCCAGACCAGACCTGTACCGCCTGACGTTTTATCCAACTGCGCGGAGAACTGAATATTGTAGATGTTTGGACGGTCGACGTAGATGCGCGATGTCGGGCTGCCACGGGTCACGCCGAACGACAGATCAGTCGTGTTAAACGTCATGGCGTACGCGGTATTGATGGCCGCTGCCGTCTGCGTTGTGGTGTCGTAGAACGAACCGTAGCGCGGCACCCGATACTCTTTAGGCGGCGGAGAGAGCGCCAGCGCCTGCAACTGCGTCTGCACGGCTGCCAGATCGTCGGCTGTCACCGACGGAATGGCGCTGTCGCTGGACTGCGCCAGATTGGCCAGCATGGCATCATAGGACGCCACCAGCGTCTCTGTGCTGGGGGCCAACTCCGTCTCGGTTTGGTTGTTCTGCGTCGCTGTCAGCAGCGACAGAAAGAAGCGATACCATTCACGGCTAATCGCGCCGGTACGCGGGTCGAGCAGGTCGACGCGCGGCGGCGTGAGGTTAGTCGGATTGGTGATCGCCGACATCAGGCCCGCGTCCCGCTAAGGATCAGTTCAGCGCCCATGATGTAGATGCGCACCGGATCAGTGCCGGACACCTCGTAGACGCGGTCGCGTATCTTCATCGTCGCGCCAAGGCGACGCCAGATGGTACGCGTGGCCGTGCGGCCGATCTGACCCATCGACTTCCAATGCTCGTTCGACCATGTGTGGCCGCCATCATCCGACCAGCGCAGCATGACCTGCGGGTCGCTGCCCTGTCCAGTGTTGAGACCCACGCCTGTCTCGCAGTCTAGCTGCATCGAGTGCTGGACGGTACGCGCTAGGTTGTTAGCGCCGGTCGGCAGCGCACGCCACGACCGCAGCCACTTCTGCGGCTCACCGTCGTCGGAGTAGGTGTTAAGGTCGAAGGCGTAAATTTTGCCGTTCTGGAAGTCGCCGATGACAGTCGTCGCGTTAAAGAACATCTGGCTGTTGCCGCGATGGCGGTTGAACTGACCGTTGGCGAATGATGCCCGTTCGTGCCATGCGCCGGTCGCCACGTCGAACACCCATGTCGTGTTGGCGGTCGGGAAGTTCAGCACGTAGAAGCTATGGCCGTCCTGCTGGTAGGTGTAGCCGACGGCGTCCGACAGATCAGGATACTCCTGCATCTGCCATTCAATCGCGTGCGTCGAGATGCGCTGGCCCATATAGCCAGACGCCCTAAAGACCATACCCTGACCGCGTGCGTCCTTGCCGAGCCAGTAAATCTGATTGTCCATCTTAGCGACGGAGTAAGGGGCGGCGCAGCCGAGTTCGTTAAACGCGCCTTGGATACGTGCCAGCGGGAAGTCGATCAGGCCAGCGTTGTACCAGACTTCGGTCGAGTTAGTGCCGTACACCCACACCTCGCGGTGATCGACAAAGATCGCCACGACGTTGTCGGGGTTGCCTTCGGCGCTGGTAAATTCCAGCGGGTCAACCTGCGTGCCGTCCAGAAGCGACGTCACCCAGATTTTCTGGCTGTTCGGCTCGTTGAACACGAAGTAGCCGTCGATGTAGCCTACCGTCACCGCGCCGGGGAAGTCAGGGTCGGTGATCTGCTGGAACACGTCCGTGCTGGCGTTGTAGATGTAGCCCTGCGGGTTGACGGCGACGAATAGCTGCGTGCCGTTGTCGGCCATGCTGACCGGGCCGGTGCCAGCCACGGTGCCCTTGGCTGTCGCGTTCCAGTTGCTGTCGATCTGGAACAGTGTTGGGCCGGACACGACGTAGCCGTAGTTGCCGAACTGCCACATACCGCGGATCGGGCCGATGCCGACAGTGGCCAGACGGGTAAGCCCCGGCGCGCGCTGAAGGAAGGCAGGCTCTTTGCCGCCTTCCGGCACAACTTCCGGGAACAGATTTATCATCTGGTTGTCTGCGGCGTTGACGCTTCGAGCGACATACGCCGACCCTAGGATCGGCGTCTTCATCAGTAGTTGCCCGCGTAGACGTTAAATCTCTGCCTAGTCGCCACAATGCTGTACGGCATGGACATGATGTCGTCGGGGTTGTTAATGCGCTTGATGTTGCGCTTGGCCGACATGGCTATGCGGCGCACCTGCGCGGACGGCTCGACGCCAAACTCCGGTGCCATTTCGCAGGCCAGATTATAGCGGAACGCACGCAGATAGCCGGGCGGGAAGGTGAGGTCGGTCGCCAGCGTCGCGGGGCGCGTCAACTCTTCGACCGAAATGAAATGCCATTCCAGATCGCGCGTCGGCCGCGGGTAGACATACATCTCGACGTCGGGAAAGGTGTTGTTGACGAAGATAACCTGCGGGTATGTCGACGTCACGGTCTTGACCGCGATGCCGTTATACTGCTGCTGGTTGATGAATTTGATGCCGTAGCTGACGCCCGTGCCGGGGTCGCGGAAATAGGTGCTGTCGTCCAGCAGCACGGGGCGCAGACCAGCGAAGTCGCCGGTAGGGCCAAGCGTGCGCGACAACTGACCGGCCGGCCATGTGAACACCTGATCCTGCGTCGAGAAAACCGACAGCCGTTCAGTATTCCAGCTTTCAATCATCTGGTTCATGGCGTTGAGGGCGTCTTGCGACGTCTCGGCCGAAGGCACTTCGCCTTCCGCCAACATCCCCAAGAGACGCAGTGAACCGTTTATGATGTCGCCGGCCGTAGTCATTTATCAGTCTTCCTGATCTGCTTGAGTGCGGCGGCGGCGCGGAGCCGGTTTTTCAGCCGAAACAAGCGGGTCTTCCATTCGTTCCCATCCGTACATTTCGTCGGCAGCCGCTTCCTCTTCCGAGATAGCTACCTTCGCGCCATGACGCGGGTGGACCATATAGATTACAGCCATGATATACCCCTGTAAGGCTGCGCCCGACCGAAGCCGGGCGCAGATTTATTACGCTACGCGGTAGAGCGTCCATGCGCCCGCAGCCGACTTGCGTGCAACCAATTGCGCGCCGGTCGTGACGGGGATCGTCATGGTGAGCGAACCGCTGACAGTCCAGCCGGTGCCGGCTGCGATGACTGCCGTGCCCGACGAGGTGCCGAGGTTGACGACGCGGAAGCTGAACGAGGTGCCGTTCTTGTCCGAGTTGGTCAACACAGCTTCCAGATCAGTTACCGTCGGCAGAGTGTAGGTCTGCTGGGCGGTCACGCCGCTGTTGGCGAGGATCAGGCCGTTGAGAACCTGCGCCGGGGTCAGAGTGGCCGTAGCCGTGATCGAAACCGGAGCAGGGATTGCGTCGATAAGAGGCTCGTCAAGATTGCCATCGCCAATCTGATAGCCGCCGCCGCCATTAGGAAGTGACATAATAATTCTCCTTTACCTTAAAATTAACCCCACATCCGAACAGCCATCTGCGGACGGATCGTGCTGTAGCCATACAGAACGTCAATACGGCAGGGCATACGGTCGTTGTTGATGTCGTACTGACGGACAACGCGGAGCGAGATACCGTTGTGGACTGCACGCGAAGCCATGTCGACGCCCTGCGGCATAAGCAGGTCGGCGGTGGCAAAGGTGATTGCGTCCTTGTGGTAGACGAGGTTCTGGGCGTACTGCGTGCTGGCAGCGCCGACGAACACGACAGCCTTGCTGGTAGCAGGCAGAGCGTTGACGGTAGCAAGCGCGTGGTCGGCCGAGTAGATCGGAGCAACCGTGACGTTGCCTGCGCCGGAGCCGTTCAGCGTGACGCTGGCAAGCGCGACGAACTGGAACAGCGAACCAGTGCTTTCGCGGGTCTGCGGGTTGACAGCAAAGCAGTCAGCAACGGTGAACACGTCGCCAGCGTTGATGGTGGCGTTAGCGCCAGCACCAGTGATAGCGATGGTGGTAGCACCTTCGGTGGTGACAGCAGCCGAGGTCGAACCGCCGGTAGCCGTACGCGAACCGCAGGTGAACTGCTTGATCGACTGCGACATGTTGATCTCGTCGAAGCCGAGTACGCCCGTGCCCATCATGCCGTTCTTGAACTGCTTGCTGATGGTGTCGGTCGGGTTGAACAAGCCTTTCAGACCTTCGACCAGACCAGCGTTGGCAGCCGGGTTAACGGTTGCGTAGCGCGGCGACATCACAGCGGCGTTTTCGTTCAGCTTCTGCTGGGCAGCCAACAGGACAGCCGAAGTGCCCGGCGTGGTGCCGGGGGTGCCGACCGAGTTGCCGATGGTGCGGAACGCGTTGGCTACGTCAGCGTCGATGCTGGCAGCAAGCTGCGAGATACGAGGCTTGAGTACGCGGTCTGCGAAATCGTCCAACTGCATGGTCATTTCGGCAGTGGTGAAGTTCACGCCGATGTGCTTCTGGTTGGCGACGGTGAGAGTGGTGAACTGCTCGTTGTCATCCTGAACCTGAAGGGCAGCACCGTCGGTGACGAGTGCGCGGTCAGGCAGACGGATGCGCAGGGTGGAGCCGATCTTGGCGCCTTCGACGGCAAAGCTGTCGTCGTACTGGCGGTTAACGTTGCGCGTGAGTACGAGGTTGTTCTCAAGAATTTCGAGAGCCTTCCGCGTAATCATGTCAATAGTAAGAATTGAGTTAGCCATTGATATGTTCCCAAATTAGCGGTTTCTTTGTGCCTCGTACCGCTTGATCTGCCGTAGCCGTTCCGCTTCGATCCATTCCGACGTTGACATGGTCTTGGTAGACCGGGGGTCGGTGGTGTCGTACACGGGTGCGCCAGAGGCGCGGGGTGTGACAGGTGCAATCGGCGCCGGGGCGGTCGATGTTTTGCGGACCGGAGGATTGGAGGACAGTGATGCCTCAATCTTACCGATTTCCTTGGCTTGCAAGATCGGGTTCAAGCGGGCGATACGGTCAGCTTCTTTGGGGTTGGAGCCGAGCCAATAAAGAAGGTCGGGGCCAACATCTGAAGCCTGTATGCTTTGAGCCATATATTCGGTGATGGGAAGGTTCGGGTTGTACGCGACTTGATCGAAGTCATCATACTTGTCCCGTGCCGTCTCTTCACGGTCGAAATACTGCTCTTGCAGAGCCTGCGTTTCGCGCTGCGCATCCCGTTGTGCGAGTAGCTGTTCGGCTTTGCGTTCGGCCAGAACCTCGGCGTAATCCTCATAGCTATCGAACTGTTCGGGAGAAAGATCGTTGGGCGACACAGTCGTCCGTCTAGCTTCCTGTTCCGCAGCCCGTTGGGCTTGCTCTCGTTCCCACTTGCGCTGTTCTCTCGCAAGTCGCTTACCGACAATCGCGTCAAGTTCTTCTTGTGTGAAGGTTTTAGACGCATCCTGCTCGGCAGGCGTTTCCGGCGTTTCGGTTTCTACGGTTTCTGGAGCCGCCGTAGGTTCCAGTTCCGGCGCGGGTACTTCCGCTTCAATGGGGACGTTATCGTCCATGTGTGTTGACCCTTTTCAAGTCACCTGATGTGCCGCATCAGTACGGTTGTCGGCCAGACTACATCATTTGATACAGTCTGGCAATCTTAAGCTGTGTACTGACCAGTGACCGTCAGTGACAGTGTGTCGTTAGTGGCCCATGTAAACGGTGTTGTTGGGGTCAAAGAGCCGCCGATAGGCGCGTTGCCCGCATAGACTTTCACGGTCGACGACCCTGACGCTATATCAGCCACACCCATATACTGCCCAGTTCCGCTGTCGGTAAGCAGTGCGCTTCCCTGTGTGCGGTACTTTGCCTTGTGCGGTGCAGTTACGTCAAAGGCGCTGCCCAAAGAAGTCGTGGAACCGATGGTCAATTCAACGCGTGCGACCCATTCACGGCCATTGCGCGAGACGCGGCCATTCAGCGTGCCGTTGCCCAAAGATGGGCTGCCAGTGCCAACAAGGGTCGGGGTGTAAGTAAGTTCGTTATGCCATATATCGTTGTTGTTGCCGTTGATCGCCAGCGTAACGCCGGTCAACTGGCCAAGATGGAACGAGCTATCCAAGACGTTGTTGTTGATAGTCAGCGTTATGCCTGATTGAGCCACGTTGGTCGGACCGAATGTGATCTGGCTTATGTTCGACGCAGCCGCAGTGCCGAACGTAATGTTCGCGGCAAAGCTGTTATTATCAAACAGGTTTATGGACGATTGGATCGACGTAGCACCAATAACGCGATTGTTAACAAAAAATCCGCTACCAGCAGAAACAGTCAACTTGCCGATCTGACCGTCAGTAACCCTTACAGCCGCCTGCCCATTTATAAGGATGCCGCCAGTTGCTTGGTTGGTGGAGATACCGATAACTTTGGAATATAAAGATGTACCGGGCGTAGTGTCAAAAAACTCAACGTCGTAACCCGATGCGGTTCCGTCATTGGTTGTATAGATGCCGCCAAGAAGCAGCGCGTTGCCGCCATCGTTTGCAAACTTGATAGCGCGGCCGGACGTGCCTTTTGAGATACAGCCAATAAACATGGCTTCCGGCCCAGTCACGGTCAGGTTGTCGCCTGTAAATCCGCCACCTTCAAATCGGATAGCGTAGAAATAAACCGCACGCGCAGAAACGGTGAACGTCACACCATTGCCACTTCGGGTTATGATTGCGCCGGGGCCATAGAACCTTTGATAGTCATTATTAAACGACAGATTGCCGCAAATGTAATTTCCCTCTGGGAGATAAACGTCGCGTGCATTTGTGTCGATGGCTGCTTGGATCGCTGCCGTGCTGTTTGCAACGCCAGTCGGATCAGCGCCGTAATCCAGCACGTTGGTTGGCGCGCCGTCGATCATGGAGTAGGTAGCTTTGGTTAAAGACATGATCTATCCTTATGTAGCGATGCTAGGCGTTCCTGCGCGCATCCGCGCAAGGATAGCGTTAACGACGTTCACTAAAGCATCAAACTCTGCTTTTGTGGGTGTAGCGCCAGCGGCGTAAGCACCGTTTGTAATAGCAGCGCCTTGCGCTCCCAGAACCTTCGCGCTGTTAACGTAAAAGTCGCCATCTTTGGTAAGGTAGTATTTTGTCGATCCGCCAGAAATGCCGACAAGGGAGCTACCGGTGCCTTCATTTTGGATCACCAAGCCGCTGCCTAGTCCAGTCGAAGTTTTGGCGATAAACAGCCCAGAGCCGCCATTGCTATCTACAGTGATGGCCGCGCCATATTGCTTGCCATTTACCGTCAAGCCGTAGGTTGCTGGCGTCAAATGGTTTACTGTTAGGCCCGTGCCGCCGGAAAAGCTGTTGATTACTGTGCCGTAACCAGTGACCGTGAAAGGCCAGTTTACTTCAGGGCAAAGCAAAACGTTTTGATAGTTCCACTGCGCCAACGTGACCGGCGGCGTTGCCAAGGATACCGAAGTATCGGGGTAGCCGATCATTTGCAGGAATGACGCAGTGCCCGTCGTGCCCGGCGATGTTACGGCGTTCCGTGCATTTTTAAGCGTAAGGATAGAGCCAGAACGTGTGTGGTCGATCTGCGCAGCGACAGAGCCAGCCACAGCGCCATTCTCGTCCGAATAGCAGTGGACTACGAAAGCGCTTTTCGCGCCTTGGTATTGATGAATGTCAACGCCGTAGCTGCCGCCGGTATCCGCGTAATGCTCAACAGAAATACCGCGCTGAAGCCCCGCGCCCGCTTGCGTGGTAACTTCAAATACAGCGTCCGCTACGCCAAAAAACGGGTCTAGGAAATTGCCAAGCGAACCGGACGGATATGACGTTCCGGGGATGTAGGAGATAGCGCCGGCTGATGTAGCCCCGCCAGTGGTCGATATTGCTGTGGTAAATTTTACTTCCGCGCCGACATGCAGACCAGCCGTGAACGTCACGGTGTCGCTGTCCGTTTCCAGATAGCTGTCGCCGATATATTGGTTCACACCGTCAATGTAGACCGACAGCGAGTTTGTGCCGGGAGCGTAATTGATCGTTGAAAGGTTAAACACGGTCTGGCCGGCGGTGGCCGTGATGACTTCTTCCTGCACCGTGTAATTGATGAAGTTTGAGTTGACGCCGATGATGTTGTCATAGGTGCCAATCAGAACGTCGGTCGCCGTGTCGATCTTGAACTTGTAAACCAGACCGTCGGTCAGCCAAATTTCGCCCCCCGGTACGCGCCCGGCGCTATCTAGTTCAATCGGGTTGCTGTGCGGCGTTCCTGCCGCGGCGCTGGTATATGTCGCCAAAGGCGTGGTTGTGCCGGCGACATAGGTGTAAATCTTACCGCCCGACAGCGGCTGACCGTTATTGTCAAAAAACTGGGCTGCGAACCCGCCGATAGGGGATGGTGTTACCGACATAGTGTGTTCCTTACGCCCATACTCTATAGTGAGGACTGCTAGGGTCAATCGCATATTGCGAGACGGCTTTGTTCTGCTCCTCGGTGGGTTCAAACAGCAGCCGCAGATTGCTGTAATATTCTGGATAGGTCTTATCGCCAATGGTGATCGGCCCTATGCGGTCGATCAGAACCTCGTAGGACGCAGGCACGATGGTGGTGACAGCTTCCTTGCCCTCGCCTTCGGTGACTTCCACGCATAGACCTGTTGCCAGCATCAGCTTATTAAACTCGGCTTCGTCAGCATTCTTCAAGCAGTAATCTATCGTCATGTCGTTACCTGTTGGAGTTGGAAGTCCGCAGCACGGACGGGGACGTAGCGGATGGAGCGGATGTGGCCGTTGAGGTAGCTAAAGTTGCTAAAGGTGCCAATAAACATACGGTCTAGCGTTGGGATAGGTGCCGTCGTGTTTGTCAAAACTGTTCCGCCGTTGGTAGAACCGCCGAGATCATTTAGCCTATAGCCATAAGCTGTTTTGTTAATCGCAGGACTGGCGCTTGCCGTCATGTCAACAAACCTACCAGAGCCGGATACGACGGTGATCCCACGCAGCGTAGTGCCGGTTAAATACACTAGTCCGGTAGCGTTGTTGTTTGTACCGTCAGTCATGTTTACTGGATAACCGCCGCTTGGCCCAGAAAACTCGGCTATTAACGTGCCTTCTGGCTGCCTATACCACTGCGAGAACAGGCTCCCCGTGATCGTGGCATTATCTGCCGAGCGTGTGACCGTGCTGGCGATGGTGGGGATATAGGATGTGGCGAAGGCACCGGCTTCGAGTTGCGCGCCCCAGATGAACGCGCCGTTCCCAGCAACGCCGTTATATGACAGAACGTTATCGCTAGGCGCGAGCCTAATGTGGCAGTTGTTCGTAGCAGCAATGGCTGTAAATGTGATTGAACAGCGGTACCAGCCATTTCCGACATTTGTAATCGTTGCGGTAGCCCCTGAACCTACCGTGCCGATTGTCCCAGTTGCAATGTTAAAAAAGGCAAGTGCGTTGGCGATAGAATTATTTAGCAGGCAAATCCAATTGCGCTCTGACGCCTTAGCGTAGACCGAGTAGGTATGCGCGACTGCTGTTAGCGTTGGCCCTTGCGATATGAGATGGCCGACACTCGCAGTGGCGTCTTCAGCCAGTTTATCTGCGTTTACTGTGCCGTCAGGCGAAACCGTGGCATTTGCCGTAACGGTTGCGTTGACCTTAGTCCAAGCTGCGTTATCAAACTGCTCAGAGTAGGTAGCAAGGTTCGTCCGCTGTTCCTCAATCAGCAATCCACGCGGCAGAAGCGTCACTGGATCGTAATCGAAGCGGGGGCCGTAATAGGCAGTGCTGCTCGGTGCCGCACCGGGGGTTGGCACATAAGGATCGAGGCTGGCGCTGTTGGATAGCTGCGCGCCGTAGATGTAGACGCCAGAGTTGCCGTCGCCTGTGTATATAGCTGCGCCGCCATCATTCGCCACCGATATAGTACAGCCGCGAGCCGACACCGTTACCGGAATGCTACAGCGCCACCAGCCATTGCCAACGCTTTGAATTGAGCCAGTCCCAGACTGCACCGTTCCCGTCGCCAAGTTAAACACCGCGACAGCAAAGACAAAGTCGGGCGTGTCTCCAGCCACCCAAACTCGACTACGTTCAGCAGCTTTAACATAGAAAGAGAACACGCCTACCAAACCAGTGCTAGCAGCCTGCCGAACGCCGTGCCATGCGTTCACCGTGTTTTCCATAACCTTCTGCGCGTTAAACAGGCCATTGACCGGATTGGCCTGCGCGCCAGTCACGATGCTAGCATTGTTCTTCGTCCACGCAGCATTATCAAATGCCTCGCTGAACCCCAGCAGGTTGCGGACGCTGGTGTTGTTGTAGGTGGTCGCGGTGGAGCCGAGTTCGACCTGCGCGCCCCAGATTTGAACACCTGAACTGCCATCGCCAGTATAAGACACCACACCGGCTGCGCTCATCATTCGCGCATAAAAAAGCAACGTAGTACCGGTGGGGCAACTGCCAGATATTTGACAGCGATACCATCCGTTACCAAGATTTGTAATGACAGGTGGTGCAGCAGAAACAGCAATCCCTTGAGTGGAAGCAGTTCCTACAGACCCGTTAGAAAGGTCAAAATCAGCAAAAACGCGATCTGTCGTGCCATTCCAAGTTTGCATAACACGCACTAAGGATCGACCATCGGCCTTAAGAAAAAATGTTGCGGCGTAAGTTTGTCCGGGCGTGATATTTAAAGTTGTGCCGCTGACTTCATGCACACCAGTGCTTGTGTCTTCTACTATTTTGTCAGCCGTTGTGCTGCCAAAAGGCGCAACGCCAATGTTGGCGGAAATAGTTGACCCAGCTTTGCCCCAAGCAACGTCGTTAAACGTTTCTGATTGTATCTGCAGATTATTTGGAGCCCACTGGATCAGGCCATTCGGGCCGGTGACGGTTGCGTTGCTGCCACGGCTGAAGGTGATGAGGTTATCGAAGGTCGTAGTAGCCATATCAGTACCCCACCGTGTAGGTTGGCGAGATGAAGTCCAGAGCCAGCGGCGAGGCCAGTGA